GCTTTTCTTAGCTCTCTTGGAAATGAGGAATTCTTCAGGCGGGACATTCTCAACAACAACATGGCCTGATTTCTTCTTTTTCTGGACTGTGACGCTGTTTGATGAATACATCACAGGCTGACCCATTGGGTCAAGAACAGGATTGCCAGCAGGGTCTAGAACTGGATTCTCTACCACTTCCTTTTCGACCACTTCCATAGTCTCATCAGAAAGCAACATCGCTAACTCGTCATCAGACAAGTCACGATATTTTTCTTTGGTCACATCTTCTTTATCTTCCCAATAGGCTTTAACCACGCCAACCTTTTGTAAGAGAGCGTCTTTAAACCAATCGTGCATGATGATGAGACCAGCGTTATCACGCATGAACACCCAATTACAGTATTCAGTCGCTTGCTTGGCTCCAGCTTCATCTTGTGGGCCACGAGGGTCGAAACGAACCACCTCATCGCTTGACGAGAAGATTCGGACTAATGGGGGAAGCGCACCATCTACGGCTTCAGCCACTTCGCCAGTAACGATTGAGGATTTACCTTCAACTTCGTTGCCAAGTGGTTGTCGTAAATAGAAAGATAGTGCGTCTGTGCGTTGCTGAGTTGTCTCAGTCTCTAGAAAACCAATCGAATTATCAATCTCCGATTCGATTATCGACTTCAGTTTGTCTTGGCTCATCTTTAACCTTTGGCGGTCTGCCCATCCGTGGGCGTTGCTCCGATTGTAGCGGTTTCGCCACATTTTCAAGCATTTCAATCCGCTTTTCAAGCTCAAGAATAGTTTGCTCCATTCGGGCTATTTTCTTTGCGTCAGCAATGTCGCCTTGTTTTAAGAAATACATCAGATTACCCATTTCGGTGGTTGGTTGATAGATTTACCCCATGAAGAACCCTCATCGAGTCCAATCGCTAGGTATCGGAAAGCATCGGAGCCGTGGCTTGACCAATCGTGCAAAGGTCGGTCATAAAAGACTTTTCTCTTTTCGTCATACTCTCGGCGGTAGTTTCTCAAGCAGTCCAGTCCTTGTTTCACAGCAGGAACATTGAACCAGCACCTCGGTAGAAGGCGACGAACAGCCTGAATCCCGTCATCTACGCTCATTCTTGAAGCGATACGGACATTTAGCCCTGCTTCCTGAAGAACCTCTAAACGGCTCTTTCCAGACCCTAATTCTCTGACCTGCACATCATGGGGAAGGATATGCTCGGCACTCGCCCAATTGTTATCCCGCAACCAAGAAACATATTTATCCAGCCCTACTCCGTTGTTTTCGTAGTAGTCAACTAGACGAATCTCTGAACCAGCTATTTGCGCCACCCAGATAGCCGTTGAGTCACCCATGCCTAAATCCCATGCGGTAATCGTGCGGCACAGGTCATCCCTCGGGATTTCCTGAATGTGATTCTTTGTCTCTAGGTCGTTCAGTATCTGTCCGTAATAAGACCCCTCTACGGCAGCGTTAAACGAACACTCAAACTCTTGTAAATACTTATCTTCTCCCATCTCGGACTTGGCAGCGTCTAACTCTGTCTGGGCAATTACCCCTGTCTGACTAGCCTTAAACTCTAAAAGTCCCCAACCATCCTCTGTTTCTGCCCTGTCTCTCAGGTCTTTAAAGTGGTTGTGTCCCTTCGGTGTACCGATAAACAAACACCAACCCAATCTGTCAGCTAGTGCGGGTCGGATAATGTCAGTCCAAATCTTTGGGTTTTGGTCGCCAATCTCGTCAAGAATCACCCCGTCAAAGTATTGACCCCGTAGCGCCTCTGGATTGTCTGAGCCGTAAAGCTGGATTCGCCTTCCCCAGAAATCAACCCTCAATTCAGAGATGTTCTGAGTCCCACCCAAAGGAGTGGAATACTTAACCAGATAGTCCCAAGCCACCCGCTTTGCTTGTCCGTAGGTCGGAGCGATATAGGCGTAGCGAGGCGCTTCCTTTTGGTTTAGGACAGCATCCTTAATGATGTGGTTTATCGCAGAGACAGTCTTGCCCATCCTTCGATGCGCCACCACGACTGTAAACCGCTTGCTGTCGATTAGGTCGTGGATTTGTGCTTGTTGGTCTCTTGGGGCGTAAGGAATGACTATTTCGCCCATGAAACTTTCAACTCAATGGGTTTGTCAGAGTCACCAGTATGCTCAGTTCTTGATAGCTTCGGAGCCGCATACTCGGCAAGTTTTGCCATCAAGTCCAATGCTCGATAAGGGTCTGGCTTGCGGTCAACAGTCGGGTCTCCATCTGCAACCGATTTAAGCCATTTCTCGACATTTTCCGAGTTGTTGGATAGCAGAGCACTAATGGTCTCTCTAAACTCGGTTGTGGCCTTATTAGGCTTGCCCTTAGGCCTTCCTCTGCCCCTATTAGTTAGGTTTGCGGAATTTCCGCTCTCTATTTTTTTCATTTTTACCAATTCCTCTCGGCTCGTTGGTCAGTTTTTAAGTCTTTAGTCTAACAGATTACTTCTTAACTTTTTTTCAATCTCAGGCATCAATTCAAAATCACCATAAGGTGTTGGGTATGCGTATTCTCTAACATCAAAGACTTCAGAGAAGAATTCGCCTTTGTCGCCTTTGCCTTTTCCATATCCAATGACAGCATCATGTCCAGCATTACGAACAGCATTAGCCACAATATTTTCTTGAATGGCGTAAGGCAATGTGTTTCCACCTTTGCTATTGCTTACTATGTTGTAAGCCATGTTGTAAGCATCATCTGAATCTAAACCATTGTATTTTTCAAGCAATCCCTGAACGGCCTCAATTTTTTGTGATTGATTTGCGTTGTAAGCATACGATTTAAGTACCTCACCACGCATTTGCTCATAAGAGCCTTTACCCATCAATGAATCATATGCAGATTCAGGCGCTTTACCACCAGTTGCACCTTTAACAAACAAAGGATTCTTATAAAGGGTTTCGCCTTCAATTGATTCAGCGCCACCATAACCTGTTTTACCTTTGTAATGCTTCAGGTTTGCGGCTTGTCCTTCTGGCAAATAGAAAACACCAGTTCTGACGGACTCCATTCCTGATTGTTCAGGTGTCTGCATACGCCTTAAATTCATCAACAAACCTTCATCGGTAATTTTTGCTGATGGTTCGTTTTCAACAGCTTTTAAGAATTCTTTACTTTGAGGCAAATTGATAGGCATATCAATCTGTTTTGCAATATCAACAGGCACAATACGGGATTGACTCCCATAACTCAAATCACCCAATAACTGAGCAGGCAGACCACCACGCTCCATAATCTGCGGAACGACCCTCTCGGCGTATCTCTCGCCAGCCCTTCCAGCCGCCATCATGCCTTTTTCTGCTGTATTTCCCAATAATCCAGCCACAGGAGCCACAGTTAAAGCCGCTTCTACGGCCTCTGGGCGAGGTCTTGTGGTCATACCCCTGCCAGTAGTCAAAGGCTCACCATAAGCCAAACGCTCTGCTGTCTGTTGAACTGCTGGAATCCCCAACAGATTCATCAGCATCTCAGCAGGTGGGTTTTGATACCCAAATGGCTTGGCTGCGAACTGTTGGGCTTGCTTTAGGCGTTCGGCTAACAACCCTAGCAAGGGATTGGATTGTGGGGTTGCGCCGATGTAGTCCATAGTTAACTCAGCTTTTCAACAGGGATAAAGACATTATCAGACCACACTCTCTCAGCGAAAAAGTAGCCCATTCGTTGAATCATTATAGCGATTTCAGCGTCATTCATGCCATTTTTGGCTAGTTTCTTCTGCTCAATAATGATAATCGGGCGGCTACGCATAATCGTATTTCTTGCCCCTCTGAGTGCGTTTTCCTCGAAACCTTCCACATCCAACTGGATTAAGTCAGGGCTGAGATTCAGGCTGTCAATGGTCATCATCGGGATGCCTTCTTCAGCTTCTTCAATCTGAAGCGCACCATAATTCTTATCCCCGTCACCATCCACAGACTTACAAAAACCCTCTTTATCAGAGAGTCCCGCTTTGTAAATCTTCACATTTGGTTCGCTGACATTCCTCTGAAAGCACTCAAAGTTAATGTCGTTTGGCTCAAAAGTCACCACTTCTTTGAAAAGTTGGGCGTAGATTTTCGACCAAACACCACAGTTTCCACCAGCATGAAGGACTAAATTGCGTTCTGGAACCCACTTAACCAAGTCAGGAATGGCGGCTATCTCGATAGGAATCCACTTCCAAGCCTCAATATCGTCTTTAGGCCACCACCAGCCATCACGCTGTTCTATGCTTTCCATTCTTCTGCCCTTTCATAACCTCTAGTTGAACCCCAAAATTGGGTAGCGAAACAATGCCCATTCCCCTCATATCTGTAACCAGAAAAATGGTCTCTGGTGAAATAGTGGGAAGGGTAGATTGTCAGGGGATATTCGGTCTCGTTGTAGACCTCAGTTATGTGCATCGGCCCTGTCTCAATCCACGCCCTATCTTTTAGGGTTTCTTTCTTTCTGAGGCGCTCAATACACTCACCAAAGAACGGATTTTCAGGAACAGACCCCATTACGCTGACATTTATTAGGCCAGGTCTACGAGTTTCCTGCTCCCAATGGGCAAAAGCATCAGGCTTTAGTAACCAATCTTCTAAAGGAGAAAGGCAGACAGAATCAGCGTCTAGCGTGATTCCACCTTCGTTATATAGGATTTCATACCGCATCAAGTCAGCCACTCCGCAAAGTTCTCGGCTTTCTTGAATGTGTTTGGCATTGAACCACTTATTCCCCCTAAGGGCATCATTCCCCCAAATCTTGACCTCGTAGTCAGGATTGAGGGTTTTCCAAGTGTTTATGCAATGGTCTGGGCGCTTGGTTTCGTCACCAATCCAGACAAAGTGAAGTTTTTTAGAAATCACTTTTTGGCGGTTTTTGCAGCTTCTTTGAAGGCTTTAGCCGTGGGAGCGCCCTTTGTGCCAGGCTTTCTCATTCGTTCAGGTGTCTTACCTGCGGCTTTCTGTTTCTCAATACGCTCACGCTTTGCAGCGATGTTGGCATAGAGACCCTTCATTTTTTAGCCTTGTTCTTAGCTGTGCGCTGACCACGCATCGGCATCTTAGCCTCTGACATGGCGATGGCGATAGCTTGTTTGGGGTTGCTTACTTTCTGGCCTGAAGATGACTTCAGTTTGCCAGACTTGTATTCGCCCATGACTTTGCCGATTTTCTTTTGTGCTTTATTCATCTTCAGACTCCGACATTACAGGGGCTTTTTCCCATTGACGGCACACCCGCAAGGTGTGGCAGATAAAAGTGTACTTGTTGCAGTAACCACGACCACCACCATCAGCGTCAAACTCGTCTTGAGGCACGACTTCCATCGCCTCTAGAGTGTCGGGTTGGTCATCAAAATATTCGCAGTTAGCGCACAGGCGGCGCTTTGCTTGGTCAGGGGAAATGCGCCATACATTCGCCAAACCACGCCAGAATTCTGAGTTTGGAGCGTCAACCTTGACAGGGCCGAGCATCTGTGTCTCAACCAATGTGTCACGGGTTTTCTTGTTTGATTCGGTAGTCAGACCTTCGATAACGGGCTTTTCTGCCTCGATTTCTTCAATCTCGATTTTAATTTCGGCAGCAGGCGCTAAAAGTCCACTCATAGGAACTCCGTTTGTTTGTTAGATATGAACATTTTAACAATGTTTTGCAAATTGTCCATGCACCGCATTTCTCAGAAGATTTGCTTGTTCGGCAGCTTTCTCAATGTCATCATAGTAGCCGCCATAGTATGTTTTACCAAATGAATTGCATTTGACTTGCCATTTTTGCTTGCCACCGCCTCCAACCCGACCAAAGTCGAGCAGTTGCCCTACCAAACGCGCTCACCAACACGGCTGAGGACTGTTAACTAGGAACTACCATCTAGACAGTAGCCAATCCCCATGCGTCTTGGTGGTTAAATTTTAACCTCATCAGGCCACAAATCAAGCTCTATCAATCTTTCAATCGTCTTTCTGTGGGCTTTTTCCCACATATCTATCCGTTCCTCTTTTGTGAGTTTTGAACCTTGGTCAAGGATAAAGTGGCATCGGATACACAAAGCCGCTGTGTACTCATCGCTTGCCTTCACGCCTCGGCCTTTACCATGTATCAGACGATTAGAGTGAGCCGCTTGGGTTGAGCCTTCTAGTCCGCAATGCTGACAAGCCAAAGACGCAACATTCTTCAAATGCTTCTTTGAACGAAAATATTTAAACTTAGGTATCATTTTTTACCCAAATAGATAAAGATTGAGCCGTATCACCAAAAGGAAGTTGTGCGATTTTCTGAGAAATGCGCTCTCTTTCCTTTTCTGCTACCAGCTTGGCAAATACTTCAAGATGATGCAATGCAGACTCATGCCAATCACATTCGCCATAAACCTTCGTAGCCATCTCAATGATTTCATCTTGTGTCATGCTTCACCTCTTGCTCGGATTGCTTCTTGAATCATTTTTGGAGCTTGACCCCAATTGAACTTGTCACATAGCTTTGCACACGCCTCACGCTCTGCCTTGACAGCATCCTGAAGTTCTTTGATGTGCTCGTTTACTTTTCTGATTACTGGCGCATTTTTCTCAATGATTTCTTGGCGAACCTTGTCCTCTACCAGTTTGGCAAATGCTACGACTTGGTTTGTTGTATCGTCACCAGTAAATACATCTAATCCAATCCGAATCTGCCCTTTACCGCCGTGAACTTCCATGCCAGCCTGTCTAGCTAATTCAATAATTTCGTTTTGTTTCATAAACCACCCCAAAAGTTAGATTTGTAGTCTTTCCACCTAATTCCACGCTTTATTTCCCACACGACCCGTTTAGAGACCCCATAGCGCTCTGCAAGTGCTTTCTGGGTGTCAGGGCTTAACCGAATTAAATTAGCCTTCTCTACGCTCAATTTACCCCGTTTACGGCTGCTTTCTGAAATCTTTGCTGCCCTCACAGGATTCGAGGCATAAGACTTGTCCATTTTCTCGGCTAAGACCTTTCGGCTCACCGCCCTCATGTGTCCTTCAGCCAAGCAGAGTTTGTTTTTACAGATTGTGGTGTAAACATCCCCTTTTCGCTTTGACTTGCCGTAGTGAATCCCGATAACTGTTCTTACATTCCAAGTCTTTTGCGAAAACCGAATGGTCGGATAGCCGTTGTGGTTCAGGGTAGCTTTCCAAATCAGGCAATCTCCATCTTCCTCAGTTCTGCTTAACAGGCGCTGAAGTGAGGGCATTAATCGCCCTGTTGAGTGTTTGGGGTGGGATTCTTGTCCATTGTTCTTGGCAGATTTCAAGGGCGTTGTCGATTGTGATTGTGTACTCTCGTTTCCACTTGAATCCTGATTCTGAGCATCGTAAAAGAATGTGTCCTGCACTTTTTAGCTTTCTGTATTCAACTGAGTCTGTCTGCTTGAGTTCTTCTAAACAAGTCATCATTGCATAGACGGGAAGGGAAGTAGCGACCATTTCGCTTGAGGCATCTTCACCATCGTCTAAAAGGAATATTGAGATTCTGTGGCTTGTGATTGATTCTTTGAGTTTCTGCTTGGCAATCGCTCTGGCAATCGGATTCATGCCAGTATTGCGATTTACTTTCGTGACAAACTTCATTTGTATTTTTCAATGTGCTTGATGAGAATTTCTGTTGCGGCAGCTAAGATTTTGAAAATCAAAACAAACAAAGCACCAAAAATGAAATATTGAATATCGCTCATGTTTTCTCCGTAAAAGTGATTCCGTTGTTTGCACCCCAAGAATGTAGCCATTCAACAAACTCACTTGCTTGTTCTTTTGTGAAGTTGCGGGTTTGAAAGCCAAGTTGCACGATGCCTGTGTTGTCTAGGTTTGGCAATACTTTGCTTGAGTACATTCCTACATCTCTTAGGTATTGGTCAACAAGAAGGCGTTTCCAATCCTCTGCACCCCACTTAGCGCCTAAGTGTTGCGCTTGCTTTGCTATCTCGCCAATCATTGCATGGTAGAGGCGCTCTTGCTCTCTTGTTTTGCTTATCTCTTTAATCTCAAGCGATAGCTGTTTACCGCCTTTGATAGCTTCTTTGACTTTAGGCCAAAGAGACTGCATCAGAGATGTTGCTTGTTCTGGTGTTCTTAATTCGTATCTCACTTGACCACTCCAATCATTCGTAAAGCTGCTTCAGGGCCATCAATGCGGCAGAGAGTTCCACCGCACCACTTCTCAAAAAACTCTGTCTGTAATTTTGTCAGTTTTTTCTTTGAATCTGTCTTAACCTCAACTAAAAAAGTCTTGTTGTTGTATCCAACCAACAAATCCACAGGTAACCCAATAATCCACACATAAGCGCCAGCCGCCCTCAAAGCAGAAACAATCTGCTCTTGGTTTGCGTCTACCCTAGCGGCGTATCTCATTGACAAACCTCACAGTTTATTTTTTGGCAGACTCCGAGTTCGTCACAAGTTCTTTTTTTAACCTGTTCATGCGCTGCCTCAAATCCAAAGTAGCGGACTCGCCTCTGATTCTCCGCAAGTCCTCTAATACGCCCATCCACCATGCAAGCGCTTTTCTTGAGCCTAGAGTCAATTTCTTCTGTGTATAGCGATTCAGCCATTCTTTTGCTTCGCAGTTTTTCAGGTGTTCTAAGTCCATTTTTATAAATCATGCTCTACCCCTTAAAAGTTCAGCAATCTTGGCCTGAACCTCAGAGTTTGGTTTAACAGCCTTCTTTGCATCTTCCTCAATCTTGCGTAGGGCAGCGTCATGGTTGGCAGGGGTTGGGGTAGTCTGGTGGATAACATCCTGAAAACTAGGCTTCTGAGCTACCCAATCAGCCTTAAACGCTTGCCAGCCACGAACACAACACTCAGACAAGGCTTGCTCAAGTGTCCATCCTGCTTTTTCAGCCTCTGTCCTCAACCCTGCCAAAGCTCTTTCGGTTATCGGCGCTTTCTTGGCTTTCCGCAAAGTTTTGAAATCCTGCCAAACAGAATCAGAAACGCCGACAGGCGTAGCAACGGAAGTTGCTTTATTATGGTTCTTGGTTATTGGTTCTTGGTTCCTGGTTGCTATTGGGGTGGCATTAGGGGGGCTGTTAGCCTCCCCATTAGGGTGGCTATGGGGTGGGGATGCCCACCGCTTCGCAGCACCTCGTTTTCCAGCGTTTTTGAATTCTTTGTATTTATTTATCTCTTCATCTGCTCGAGGGTGTATGAACCCGTCAGCAGTGGAGATAAAGAACTCATTGAGCACTGTGAGCACATCTTGCTCATATTCCCGCATGTTTATCTGCCGAGCAACATCCCTTTGGTTGATGGCTTTTTCGTTCAGATAGTAGAAGTCCAGAAGTCTGCGATAAGCGCAATCTTCAATGACCGTCAAATGGCTTGTGTGTGACTTGTAGTCACCAATGTGAAATTGGTAATAGTGCATATTGCCCGCTTTTTAACAATCCCTTGGAAGAAACAGGCGGCAGGAGAAGGGATAACTCTTTTCGGTAAGGGGATCAGCCAAACCTAGCCGTGTTTCAGAAATCATATCACGATTCTGTGATGATTTTGGCTCGTTGCATGTCTTGGAGCATCTCCATGAACATCAACGCTACCTGATGTGCTTTGCCTTCTTCTTGGTCGGCAATGATCTGCACAGCAAGGGTTCCGTCTTCTTTGTCTGTCAAGATGATGTTGACTTGGCTCATTTTTCATATCCCCACATTTGTGTTGGTAGTTCTATAGATTTAAGCTTTTCACAGTAAACATCCAGCCTTTCAGTGCCAACATAAACTGGTTCATTATCCAGTTGCCTGTTTATGTTCAGCTTCAATAGTCC